CAGCACCTGCACCAGCGCCAGCACCTGCACCAGCGCCAGCACCTGCACCAGCGCCAGCACCTGCACCAGCGCCAGCACCTGCACCAGCGCCAGCAACGGGCACAGTGCGAATGAAACCTGACAGCCAGTACACCTATCAATCGCTGAATGAAGCAGGATGGACTGACCAGCAGATTATTGACGCTGGCTACGCTGAACCAGACTTCACCCGTTAATCAGTATGGCTACCCCTGAACAGGTAGCACAGGACGATGTAGAATTAGCTGCACCGTCCTGTAACTGTAGGCTACTAAGAAACAACTCAGGTGCTTTGAAAGACAGCGAAGGACGTACTGTACGTTTCGGTCTTGGTAACATTTCCAAACGTGTTAACGACCAATCAAAATCGTCTGACTTGATAGGTATAACTGAGGTAGTGATAACCCCTGAAATGGTAGGTAAGAAGGTTGGAATCTTCACCGCTATCGAAGTCAAACCACCGGGCTTTAAAGTTCGTGAGCAATACCCCCCTAAATCGCGTGAAGCGGCACAGGAACGTTTTTTACAATTCGTAAGGGGTAAGGGTGGCTTTGGTGGGTTCGCAACGTCTGGTGACGATTTAAGGCATGTAATAAGCCATTTCATAAACTGGTTGAAGTCATAATGATTACGGAAAAGAAAATACTACGGGAAGTAGAGCGCTATAAATCTACAGACCGCATAATTGCAATGAAGAAGCGACAGCACAGTTTTCGCGAACTGGTAGACGTACATGGAATTAACAAGGTTGCATTGGCATCTGGCCTTACTGTTACAACGTTACGACAGTACCTACGTACCCAATCACCCAACATAGGATATGAACCGCTGGCACAGGCACAAGCTGTATTCGGGAAATTCAAACTAGATTCGTAGGTTCACTATGGCGCAGTATTTTGAAGAACACGCTGTTGCCTTCGTTGAACAATTGACTGGAAATAAGGACTCAGTATGTCATTTTCAGTTATTCTACGACCCGAAGGACGGCAGTAAAAGACGCGACTTGGCAAGGGATTTCGCAGGAAGTCTAAAACAAGCCAAGCCAACTATTGAACGCGCAGAAGCAAATTTACAGGGGGTGTACGTATGTCTTAATGAAACAGATCGCAAAGGTCGCGAAACACACAATATAACGAAAATTAGAGCGTGCTTTGCTGACTTCGATAATCAGGCCGAACCTAACTGGCCTTTACCACCACACTTCGTTACTAAACGTGACGACACACACGGTCACGCTTTCTGGCTGGTGGACGATATTGAAGTTGACGAATTCATGTACGTACAGCGTCAGATTGCTATGTCTTGCCAAACAGACCTACAGGTAATTGACCCTGCACGTGTTGTTCGCCTACCCGGTACGCTTCACCTTAAAGACCCCCAACACCCTAAAGTATATTCGTTGGTCAAAGTTAATGCTATTGGTCGCAAGTATACAAAACAGGAATTAATCAACGGTTTCGTACTTACTGAACAGCAGCAGCTTGATTATCGTAAGTGGTGTGACAGTCGTGAATCGCTTGGTAACGGCACTGGTTTTGAAGACAATCAGCTTTACCGTGACAAGTATGTGAAGTTCCTGACCGAACACGCAGAACCAGCGATTGAAGGTTCAGGGTCTGCAACGTTAATCAGGGTGACCAGCTATGCACACGACCACGGTTTGCCGTTGGAAGTAGCACAGGATTTAGCGTGGGAACATTACAACCCCCGTTGTATTCCACCTTGGTCAGAAGCTGAGCGTGGTAGCTTTGACGCTATCATTGAACGTGCTTACAAGTATGCACGCAATGAACCGGGCTGTAGAACCGCTCAGGCAGCTTTCATTGATGCACCTGAAATACCCCCTGCCCCTAAGCGCAAAGTCATTGACATTGTACGTACAGGTGACAGGTGGCCTAAAGACGTGGGTGAAACTAACTGGCCTCTTATGACCGCTAAGTCTGCTCACTATGAATTAGCGCAGTGCTTCGACGCTATGCTATATGACGGTACTAATATCGTTCGTTGCAACAAGATATTCTACGAATACAGCGGTAAGTCGTGGTCTGTCATTAGCGACGATGTTATCAAGGCCAAAATCCAGCGTATGCTTGCCAAGTTCAAACCGTCTGACACGTTGGTACGTGGTGTTCTTAATTCACTGTGCGACCTGTGCAACGTTAGTCGTGTTGAAAACGGTATATGGCTATCTGACGGTAAGCCAACTGACAACATTGTGTGCTTCAATAATGGCTTGGTTGACCTATCTGAGAATAAGGCTGTCATGGTTGACCATACGCCTAACTTCTTCTGCTTCAACGAACTTGAATACGACTATGAACCCGGTGCTAACTGTCCTATGTGGCTAGAAACGCTGGCTGAAATATTCCAGCATGACGAAGTGTTAATTACACAGCTACAGGAATGGTTCGGGTACTGTATGGCTAGTGACAACAGCTTTGAAAAGTTCGCACTGTTCATAGGTAAGTCACGTGCTGGTAAGGGTACGGTTACTGAAATGCTTCGTAACGTTGTAGGTACTGCTAACATTGCTGCACCTTCGCTATCGAAACTAACCAGTGACAGTACACTAGCAGGTATGGTGACAGCCAGTGTTGCGTTGATACCTGACGCGCACAGCATTCATTCTAGTAAGCGTGACGATGTGCTGTCTAACTTCAAGGCAATCACTGGTAACGACCCTTTGGGTTATCACGTAATGTACAAGGGTAGTGAAAACACTGTGTTCAAGACACGCTTCGTGTTGAGTACAAACAACATGCCTGAGTTCATTGACGCTAGTGGCGCACTGGTGAACCGTATGCTGGTGTTCCCGTTCAGAACTTCGTTTGCTGGTCGTGAGAATTTCGGCCTGAAAAAGAAATTGCTCAGTGAGGTTTCAGGGGTGGCACAGTGGGCACTTGAAGGGTTACGTAGGCTGCGTGCAAATGGACGCTTTACAGAAGCATCTACAGGCATTGCAGAACGTGAGAATATCAAGGAAGAAATGAACCCTATCGCTAGGTTCATTGACAATGTGTGTGTCGTTGACGCAAATGCGTTCGTCAGCACAGACCGCTTGTACGATACTTACTTGCTATGGTGTAGACAGCGTAAGGTGGGCAACCCACTATCGCAGAACAAGTTGACTCGACTACTTAATGCTAGTGATTTACCTATAAGACAGGGTAGAAAGCGTGTTGACGGTGATAGGGAATATGGGTTCAGCGGATTGAATGTGGTGCAGTTCCCGGCAGTGGGTGACGCATAAAAGAAAGGGGGCTTCCTTGCCCCCGGTCACTCTCACAGCATTACCAGTGTAATACTATATCTTAGTTATTTCAACTAAATGGTAACCATCAGTTTTCGTGTATAACTGTTTGTACCTTCTTTCAAGTTCTTCTGCGTCCGGGCAAAAGTCAACAAGGTCACCATCATTGTCAATAACACCGTAGGTAATCTCTGATATTTTGACGTTAGGACTGTCAGCTTCGACCATCATTAAACCTAAAGGACGAACCATACCGTAAGGTGCTGGTGCTGCTGGTGCTGGTGCTGCTGGTGCATTCAGGTCAGACGTTTTAAAGTAAATTCTGTCACTTTCATCAAGTGTAATGTCAATAGGTGTGACAGTGTGCCACTTGCCGTTATGATTAACTTCAACTTTTTGCTTAAACATTTTCAATCACCATTCCAATGCTTACGCCACCAGCGACAATATTAACGTCGATTTCTTTAGGTGGTGGGTTAGATAATGCCTGACGCTTGATATACAGCGTAGATAGCGCTGCGTTGTCGTTATCGTTAGCGTAGACGTGAGTGCCCTTAGTGGACTTTACGTGTTTCATCTTCATGCCCATTGCACCTCAGACTTGGTTTTAATAACGTGGTGCTTTTCAGCAGCCATTTCTTCAGACTTGACTAGATTGTCATTGTCTAAAGGGCAAGTGGTCGGTATGCGCCAGAAGCGAAAATTAATACCATCATATTCATGTGGTACAATTTGGTCGGTGCTGACGCAGTGAGGTATAGGCATACGTGGTGTACCACCTACACGCATATTAGGGCATGACCCACAAGTGTATTGCTTATTCATCAGTAGGTAACCTCATAGGTGCTGGTAACTGAGTGACCCCCATAAGTGCGTAGTTAACACACTGCGTAAGGTACTGGCTGCGAAACGACTGTATACGCTTGCGTGCCTGTGCAGGTGTTAATCGCGCACTAACATGACCATCAGGGTACGCTACACGACAGTTTCTACCGTCAGGTTTAGGTGCACCAGCACCGATTATTTTAGCTGTTTCCATTAGAACATTTCCTTAATCATAATTGCTGCAACCCCAACGATTAAACCAATCGTGCTGGATATACAGACCGTTTTGAACAATGGGTGTGGTCTTTCATCATGTTCACCCCCTGTTAATTCGAACGGGTAGGTTACAAGTGCGATTTCAACAATGTCACTTTCATCTATCCCAACTGTTTTACCGGGTAACACCTTCAACATAGCGTTGATTGCTTCTACCGCTTCCGATACGTACAGCGTCTTACCGTCTACACGTACCGTAATTGTGCGGCATACTCGTTCAGGTGTTACAAAAAAGCTTACGTTGAACGTGTTCATTAACCTAAACCTCTTTGTACTTTTCTAATAGTGACCAGAATTCTTCTGGTAGTTCCACGTCTTTAAGACGTTCTTCGTACTCACACAACAGTTCCATAACCTTGCCAGAATCCTTATTACTCCACTTTTTAAGACTGGTGCGAGTTACCTTTTCACCCTTGTCAATCTTGTCTTCAATCTTGGCTTCCGCTTCGAAACCACCACGGTTCAGTTCTTCAACTACCGCAGCGAAACCAGCCTGACCGTCCTGTACTGCTTTCTGCACTTTAGGGCTGGCAGTTAGTAACGTTAGGTGATTTTTAACGTCTGACGCACTGCGACCAGTACGCTTAACGATTTCCTTCTGAGTAAGACCCTGACCGATAAGACGCTGGTAACCCTTGGCACGTTCAATAGGGGTAAGGTTGCGGCCTTGTGAGGAAGTAATCATAAATGATACTTCGTCAGCTTCGTCACCTACGAAGTTCTTAACCTCAACTGCTTCAACGTTGGCCTGTTGTGCAGCAGCGAAACGGTGGTGACCGTCAATGATTTTAAGACCTTGTGGCGTTGGTTTAACTACCACTGCTGGAACGTACTTACCAGCTTCATAGGCGTTAGCGATAGACGCTACATGCTCAGGGTCAAGGTCACGCAGGTTGTAACCTTCTTCAACGTAAAGCGAACCTGCTGCAAGCTTCACGAAGTATGTCTTCTGAACTGCAATGCCTAATTCGTCTTTTTCATTTTTGTAAGCTGTAGAAAGCGATTTAGATTTCATATTTATCTACTCTTTATCAGTGAACGTAAGACTATTATAATAGTACCATTACAATAGTCAAATACTTTTTTTTTAACATTCCGCATTTACAGTTAAAAATAACTACAATGCTCAGTGGCCTGTTGATAATATTTGTACGCCTGTTCAAGTGTGTAAGCCACACCGTAAGGCTGGTGGAATGAGCCAGAATACACGACCCATTGTTTTAGTTTTGGTATGTAGCGTGCGCGTGGTTTCATTAGTAACACACCACATAGTTAGGACACCTAGTATCGTGATGCCAACCCCTGCTGTGTAACGCTCTATCACAACACGTAGAGGTGTTACTCCCGGTTTCTTGGTTAAACACTGCTGCGTCCAATTTCTCACTCATTTGTGCCGCGTATTCAGACACTGTTATGTTGTCTAGGTCTTCATACCGTGCAGAGTTATACAGCGGCACTTCAATCTTTTCGTCAGTACCTACCACCGAAGCCATTCTTGAAAACTTAATGCCTATTCTAGTTTCGTGTAACGTTATAGAAACGGTTGAATTACTCAGCGTGGATAGAGCAGTGCGCAATTTTATTAAATCAGTCATTGTCAACACCCCCTAGCGCCCACTTCATAGCGCCTGCAATTGGTTCAGCAGGTGTTTTACTCAACACTTCCATGCGTTGAATGTGTTGGTCTAATGCGTGGCACATTTCACGTTTTGCAATGTGAGCGTAGTAGTCAATACGCATAGGTACGTCGCGCCATTCACGTTCGCGAAGCTTTAACTGGCAACCGATTTTAACACCAGTGGCAGTACGCGTTTCAAAGGTAAGAGCATATTCGTTAGTGTTAACGAAAAGTGCTACATCGAACCCGGTATGGTTCTCAAGGCTGGTTACTATTTGAAGTGGTGTTGCGTTCATAGGTCTTAACCCCTGTTTGCTGTAAGTGAGCCATTATAATAGTCACTGTTGCAATGGTGGTCAAGACCTATTTTTATTTTAGTCTAGTGCGGCACGTACTAGGCAGTCTTTCGCTTCTAGTAGTTTGCGTAGACCTGCCGTTTTTTCTGCACTGTCAGGTAGTGTATCGTTCATCTGACGTGCAACGTCACCGATAGGTTTACTGACCTTTTGCAGCTTTTCAGGCAGGTGTTCGTAGTCAAAATACTTCATGTTCATTAGTAGGACTTCCCGTTTTCTTTAGCGCGATTCTCACGCGTATGGTCTGCACGTGTGGCGTTGAATTCCATCTTCTCACGCGTTGCGGTTTGCAGGTCAAGACCTAAGTAATCACCCATTGCGTGAATAGTGGCAATCACAAGGTCACCGTCGTGCACACCCCTACCCCACATAACAATGTCGTCGATTACTTGAAACAACATAACGGGCACAGGGGGTTGGTTTGCTTCCATCAGACGCTTGTTCTGCGCAATGACTTCGTGCAGGTTAGCAATCACAGTAGTCTTGTGATAACCCATCAGGTCAACCGTTCTGATTAGCGCGTCAGCAAGTTCTACTTCCAGCATTTTACGGTGGGGTAGCTTGTCGTCCATCAGGTCTTTACGGTCACCTTCCATAGCTTCGGCTACTTCGCTAACAGTGAGCATTAGCTTAGTCATGTGAATCCACTTGTCAGTGTTATCCCACCAGCCCACATTAACGTTATGGCTGTGAACACGTGCCATTAGATTCTGATAATAGTCAGTGAAAATCATTTAACTGTTTCCTTATTTAACATCATTTAACTGTTGTACCGTTTCATAGACTTCTTTTAGTCTACGTTTGGCACGGTGAAACTCTTGCTGTGACAGGTCGTACACCAGTTCACAGTTTGCCGTAGGTGACCCATTAACATAGTGGGCAACTAGGGCACGTTTAACGTTGTCACTGCGTATGCTGGTAAGCGACAGTAACAGGTCTATCTTTAGTTGTGATTCACCCCCTTGTAGCAGTGCGTGCACGTAACGTGTTTGACTTGGTTGATTACTCATGGCCTTTCATCCCATCTATGAACTTCTGGTCAGGGTGACGGTAATTAGTGACCCATTCAGGTGTAGGTATTAACTTGTTTCGCTGGTCGGTTACGCGTACCTGTGTGCCGATAGGTGGGCGTTCAGGAAATGTATTTTCGTACTGTTCAAGCAGGTGCGTAAACTGTAGCTGCCAATCAGTAGGCATTTGTTCAAGTAGCACGCGTGGGATGGTCAACCAAGTGGCGTAACTCAGGCCGAACCAACTGTGCACGTCTGTAACAGAAAAGTCTAGCTGTGATATGAAGTGCACGCCATGTGCCCACTTACCAAGTGCCCGGTTGTCGAACTGTACCCCGAACGTACCCTTATCGTTGTCGATGGTTTGGATTAGGCACGTCTGACCTTTCAGCAGTTCGTGCATATCACCAGTGTAGATAGCTTTCATACCCGTTCCCATATTGCTGTGAATTCGTTAATGGAAATGTATTGGCGTGTGCCGTTACGAATGAAGAATAAAACGTCTTCACCTTTCTTCTGTGTTTGCGCAGTTTTAACCTGATACTGGTCACCTGTGTTCTTGTTTCTGAACGTGCCTACAACTTGAATGTGGGTTAGTCGTTTCATCCTGTCACCTATGATAAAAAAGGTGCTGGCTGGCTGGTTGATTCTGGCCTAATTAAATGTTCAGCATATCTACCCGTTTCACAACGATACTGAATCGTGCTTTCAGCGCTAATCATTAGCTACGAAACCTTTTTGCCAACACCCGTAAACCTACTTAGATAGAGCGTCGATAATCATTACTACCATGACCGCAGCGATAAACATTGCTACAACACCCCACCTATGTTCGCGCTTGTCGTCCTGTCTACGATTGTGCCTTGCCATGTTCCCACTCCTCTAACATTGCGTGCCACTGATCGTCAGGGCATCCGTCTGCTTCCTCACCGTCATGGAACGCTTCAATTGACTCGTTATATGCTTCACGTAGTCGTTTGTTCAAACTGCGTGGTACAAGAGCAACGTTATCACGGTGGTCTGTAAGCCATTGTAAAACTTCTTCTGCGTCAAGTTCCAACAGTTCGTCTAACGTTTTGAGGTCGTCTATTGCATCGTTATCTGCGTCAAGCTGTGCAATAAAGGCAAGCGGTTCTAATTCACGCTCTACACGAATGTTCTTGCGCCACCAGTTCAGTGAACCTTTCGAATCGACAGTTACTACGACAGGTGGGTAATGGCTATTGGTTATGTCGTCAGAGCGTTGCAGTTTTATTTCTACCCCCGTATCTACGTACCAGTAGTTTTTACGTGTGGCACGGTCAGGATGGCTAGACGTTGGGGTCATTGCAGATACAATGTGTGTTGCCCAACTAGGACGATTAATTTTTGGCATAATGTTTCACCAGTTGCTGTTGAGATACCCATATAATAGTCATACTGTTGCAATAGTCAACCCCTTTTTTTCAAAAATACCCCCACCTATGTTCAATACCCCCACCAGCATTAAAATTTATACCCCCGGTGTGATTCATACCCCCACCTATATGAAAAATTGTGTACGTAATGAAAATTGTATACCCCGGCATTAGTTGGATATTTGCAGAAGGTAAAAAAATCATGTGTAACGTTAGGCTGGTGGATTATAGGCTTATGTGCTTTATAGGCTTATGTGCTTTATAGGCATTAATTGGGGGTCGTGGGGTGTTGTGGGTGGTGTGACCCGGCCTTAGTAATCCGCACTTGGTTAGGCATCTGTAACCGCACAGTGTTGTAACGGTGTAGAGTGTTGTAATAGTATCAGAGTGTTGTAATAGTATCAGAGTGTTGTAACGGTCTACACTGTTGTAGGGGTGTCCTGTAATTTCCTATTTTGTCCTGTTTTTTGAATTCAATTTTAGGCCAGCTACAGGCCGCGTCAGTATTGGTGTTTGTCACAATTATGACTCATAAGTGTCCTACTTTTAAAATCAATAATGGGACAGTGTTGTAACAGTAACGAAGTCAATAACCATGCGGCCTGTAGCCAAACCAACTGTTTAGCTGTCCTATAATTTTATACTTTTTTAAATAGGTAGAGAAAAAAGAAGTAAATATACGAAGCTTTAAAAAATTTCCGCAGCACCTGTTGGGGTATATGGCAAAATTACAGGACAGCAAAGTTGGTTGATATGCTGAAAGCCGCGTGGTTACTGGTCTGGTTACTGTTGCAGGGGTGGCCTAAAATGCGTTTTGAAACATAGGACAGCAAAGTTGGCGCATCGTCTGTAGACCACGTGTGGCAAGGGCTGTAGCTGGCCTAAAATAAATAGGACAAAAGCTTCAATTTTAGGACAGCATTGTAATAGTCTGCAAAATTCTAGGGGTTTTCAGACCTTCCTATTAAAGTGAGCATGTACAAAAAGCTGGTGCTGGTCAGTTATATATCGCAACATGGCTTCAAAAAGTAAAAATCTAATAAAATCAATAACTTAGCATTTTAGGTTATGCGTAACCCTCTACAGGCCACGTGTGGCAAGGCTTCCAGGTTATTTCGTTATGAATCAATGACTTACATGAAAGGTTGGCTGAAACCCACATGTGGCAAGGGCTGTAGAGGTGCAGGTGGTGCAGGTGAGCAGGTGGTGCAGGTGCAGCAGGGTGAGCAGGTGCAGTTTTTTTTTTGCCTATAAGGAAGGGAAATTTTTTTTTTGCGTAAACTGTTGTAATAGTAAGACTGTTGTAATAGTATGTGTATAGGTTATGTTTTATTTGATTATTTAATACAAGGTGAAATTATGAATTACTTAAATGCTCTATCGTTACTACAAAATACTTTTGACGGTGTAAGCCATTCAGCAGAATTTATCGCGTTGAATGTTCTAAAAGACGCGGCAAACGAAAACAGCGCAGCTTATAAAATGGTATGCGATTTACTAAACAATGATTTTAATTGTGAAAATAGTGGGTATTTAGCGTCCAATGTTTTTGATACAAACCTACACAAATTTTGGTCAAAGCATCAGGTCATTGCGCTTGCGAAATTAGTAAAAAAAGTTGGATTAACTAAACCTGTAGAAGTAGAACAATGTAACCGTGAAACGGTATCAGGTCAGCCAGTAAAATGCTTTGATATGGTTAGCACTTTTGTCGGTATCACTGCAACGGGGTCACAGTGGGTCATTCATAACGAAAACAATGCTGAACACTCATTGTACAAATTCAAAAAACAAGGTGAAACATTGAAAAATTCTAAACCTGTAAAGCGCTCTAAAAGTGCTCAATTAGATTTTGACGCAAAGCATTATATTTTGTCTTGTGTAGAAGGTGACAGCGTAGATCAAAAAATTGCGTATATTGCAGACCGTTTCACCAGCGAGTACGGTTTCCAGATTAAACGCGTGGGAAGACAACGCGCAATGATTGAATGGTTGCAAGGTCTAGCGCTAAACATTGCGTTTATGAATTGCGAGATTCTACAACTTGCACAAAAATGGGGGTCGCTACCTGCTGACGCAACAGAAAAGCAGGAAGACAAAATTTTAAATAATTATTGGAATCTAATGTCTGCAAAAACATTGCAGTTAATTGACGGTTACCACGTGCCAAAGGGGGCAAAATAATGTTTTTATTTCAGGGTCAAAAATTCGCAACAATGGCGGAATTATCGCTATACATTCAAGTTTTAAACGGGGGTCTTTTATAATGTCACGCTTTACTATCACAGATTTACGCGAAGGTGTGCGTTTCTTCAACGCTCGATTGATTGCAGACGGTCATAATATGTATTTTGTTGAACAGGGTAGAAATGGCTATCAAGCTGTTGACGCTTACACGGTACGCCCTGACGGGTCAGTCAGTTGCCATCACATGGTTGGTGGTGGTACTTCGCGCGAAGTTCACAACTACATGGAAACGGAATTTTACCAACAGTTAAACCGTAAACCGTCAAAATTGACGCGTAAACAGTGCAAGCGCATGTTGATTCTGTTAGGCGCTGATTTTGGTTTAGACTTCCATGAAAAAGCCTCTACAAACTACGCTGGTGCGTTGGAAGTATTAGCGAAGCTATCAGGCTACCGCAAAAGCAAAACAGCCCCCTATTCACTTGGTAGGGCTTTCTATGAACATCTACAAAATAAGGTAGCGCTATAATGGAAGCATTACGCATCAAATCATTCAGAACTGATTTCAAAACTGTTGCTATCAGATTGTTAGCGTTGAATGGGTTCAGTGTAGAAAATTCGTACAATCCGCACAATATCAAAGCGTATGTGTTAGCACATGAACACGGTGTTTTTTGTGTCGCTATCGGTAGCAATCTACAGGAAGCGCTTGACAATGCCGTTGATAATAATTGTATGGATTATATGCGAATAAATGAACCTGATAGTGCCGATTATGAACACCACTGTGCACTTGGTAACGCTGGTGAACTTTTCAACATTGATTATTTAACTGTACATTCAGAGGTTAGATTTAATGATTAATTTTCAATTGGTAAAACGTGTTTTTTCTTGCGTAGCAGAACATTGTGCAGCTTCTACAGATAACGAAAATGTGTATAACGATTCGTCAAGTGAAAGTTGCACATTTAATGAAATAGGCGAAGTCAGAACGGCACTTGAAAAAATGTTGTTAGACCGTAAAAAATACATCGTTTGGAATCCTTCAAAAGTTTCCAGCACTGGCATAAATGACGGTGAAAGTTATGACGCGTTACTGGATGCTGAAAAAATTTTAGGGTGTGCAATTTCGAGCGTTATCGAAACCGATAACATAAAAGCTTTTATTGACGCGGTAGAAGCTGAAACCGACGTTTGTCTAATGTTTCAACGGGTAGAACTGTAATGAAAATTTATGATCATACTGTCACAGACTGCGACTTTGACAACAGGCCAGTAAATGAGGCATTGCAAGACATTTGTAACGGTTTTGTTTGGTCTGAATGCGAAACGACAGAACAACAAATAAAGTTTAAACGGTTTGTTTTGTCTTGCAATGGTATAGACGTTTATTACGACTACGGTGCGGATTATTATTTTTTTACGGATGCGTTATGAATGGGGGGTGAAATATTTATTATAGGGTGTGTTTTATTCGTCGCACACCCGTCAATCGGTTTTGTTTTCTTGGTTGGGCTTGTTATTTTGAAAGTAGCAGACCCACCAGCCAAAAAGGAAAACACAACCGCACGCGATATTTACAACAAATATAAATAAATCCACTCTAACAGGTGGATTTTTTTTTTGCCTATGGTGCACCACCAGCACCAGCACCAGCACCAGCACCAGCACCACCAGCACCAGCACCAGCACCAGCACCAGCACCATCATCATCATCATCATCATCATCATCATCATCATCATCATCATCA